ATTTTGGTACGCAGTAATATTCTTCCAGGGCGTCGTCTTCTGTGGCGGTATCGCGCAGCAGGTCGGCTTTCCACTGGTCTTCCGCCTCCTGTGTCCATTGCCGTCCCTTTACCTGACAGATGCGCTTATACAGTCCCTCTGCGCAGGCGTCATCAATAGTTATGCGGTGGATACGGTAACGCTTTTTACCGGCGTAGCTGTCCTGTATTAGTTCGTTAAACAGGTTTTCATCGCCGTTGTGTGTACTGATCAGCCGCACTTTTGCGCCCCACATGGTGAGTGCCAGCGCTGCCTTCAGAACTTCGGCTAATCGTTCGTGGAATGCTGCTTCGTCAATCGTCACATTCCCTTGCATACCGCGCAGGTTTGACGGGTTTGAACTGAGTGCCTGAATCTTAAAACCAGACGGAAAATAGATAACAAATGTCAGAATATCTTTGTCTTCATCTTCCAGCATTTCTTCGCAGATCTCGCCCGCTGCTTTATTGAAAGCGCGTGCCCACATCGCGGCGGCGTCGATAAACTCCCGCGCCATGTCTTTTGTGGATCCGACATAAAAATGATTTGAACCACCGGCATCCCTTGCCGCTGATGCTGTCAGCGTGGCGTCGGCGGCTTCCGCCCAGGTGATGCCCGTCCGGCGTGATTTAACGGCAATCTTCAGCGGTGATCCGTCGGCAATCCAGCGTTTCTGATATCCCAGCAGAACGTCATTGGCGGAATAGGGAATGTAATCAGGCACTGTGCCGACCACAGCAGATGCCAGCAGATTAACTTCTGGCAGTTGTGGTGCTTTTCCTGCGCTGTGGTCGATTGCTGCTGACATTAGGCAATACCCAGAATTTCGTTTTTAATTGTTTGCACAGCCTGCGCTGTTAATCCGGCTTTTTTCGCTGCTTTCTCTGCAGCGTTGGCGGCTTGTTCGGCAAAGGCTTTGCGGATTTCTTTTTCATTCTTAATGCTGTCCATTCTGGTTTTTTCTAAGCGCTGAATCGTCAGCGCCAGATCTTTCAGCATTCCGAGTGATGCCGGTTCGTCATCGTCTTCTGTCGCGGTTATAGCCAGATCAAATGCCATTGTCTGCGTCATCTGGATCAGCAGCTTGCCAATATCGCCGGTTGGCTTTTCGCCCATTTTGGCCACCCATGCGTCGGCCACGGCCTGCGTTTCCTGAATCTTTTTTCCCTGCTGTGCCATAAAGGACGCATAACGATTTAAGCCACTGCGGCTGATCTTTTCATCATCCGGCAAACCAAGCTGTTCAATCTGGCTGTTTACTTCGTCCAGGATCTGCTGCTGTGTGTATTCTTTATCGCGCAGCATAGAATCCAGAAACGCTTTTACATCGCCGGGTAATGTCTCAATTTTTGAACCGCGCCCGCGTGTGACTTTACGTTTTGCCATCGCTTATGCTCCTGGGCGTGGAATACCAACACCGGGTACCCGTGCGCTGCCGGTGGCGACATCATGGCCACGGGCGGTGATGGTGGCCACGTCTGTTGACATAACGTGATCCAGCTTTACCAGTTCGTTTTCTTCCAGCCATGCAAGGTGCGTTTTGACCAGATCGCGGCTGATGTGATGCCCGAAACGATGCAGCATTTTTTGCAGGATTGAATCATTGGCTGTGCCGTTGGTGTCCACTAAAGTGCGCAGAATCACCAGGCGCTGATCGTCTCGTGTGATATCACCGAACATCGTTATTTCCCCTGATTAAGCAGGTGCTGAACAATCAGCTGCGTCTGCTGGTTTATCTGTGTTACCTGGCCATTAATGTGGTTTACGCCTTCGGCGGTTTCATTAATGCGGTTGTGTATAGCAGCCATATCCTGATGTGTTGGTAAGTGTTCCACATCCGATTCCACCTGGATCAGCCGCTTATCAATTTTCTTAATGTCGTCGTTGATCGCCTTAATCGCTGACGCATTCACTTTCTGCCGGTTGGTAATCCAGGCGTATGCAAACACCATGATGGTTCCTGCGGTTTGAACAAAAGCCAGCCAGAAGCTAAGCGCCTTGTAGTCAATATTATCCAGCATGATGCTGTTCCTTTTGTTCGTGGATCCGTTGACAGTCAATGCAACGGGCTGCATCTGGTTTTACTTTCAGGCGTTCCGGGCGGATCTCTGTGCCGCAGTCAATGCACCAGACCTTGCCGTCTTCAATCCACTGCGGCTGTTCTTTGCTGCGTTCTTTCTGGCGCTGTAATGCCTGCTGTCTCTGATGTCGTTCCAGATCTGCGGCGCGGTCAATATCATCCATCTCTGTGCGTTCCTTTAATGATGGTTTCCAGTTCTTCTGTGTAATCTCTGCGCAGTCGCTGACGCATCAGCAGCCGCTCATAAGCAGCCGGTGACAGGCATTGCAGATCATCATTACTGACCGGTGGCAGTGCCGGGCGATCTGGCAGCGGCAGCGGCGTCGTAACGTACCGGGTGACTGTTGTTGTGCAGCCACTACCAGTCAGAATCAAAATGATTGCGATGGCCAGCTGCCAGTTCTTTATCTTCTTCATGGTGTTTCTGCCGTTGCTCTGCTTTCAGGTTATCCCGACTGGTGCTGATCTCTTCCAGTGTGTCGGCTTTGACTTCCGCGCTCTTTACACGGCTTTCCAGTTCCTTTTTCTCTGCCTTATTGGCTCGTCTGTTCGCGCTGAATACGGCAGTAAATGCCCCCAGAATAAACACCAGCCCGGCAATAACTTTCATTAACAGGGATTTCATTTGCTGTCGCTCCGTAGCTTCTTTTCTGTCCATTCACGGCCAAGCCACACACCCAGAATGGCCGTGGCAGCAGATGCAAAGTCCCAGGCATTCATTTCCGGGCCGATAATCCCGGCCAATAAAAATTTGATAAGCAGGACAAACCAGCTGACGCTGACAAAAAACAGCGTTACCGATTCCTTGCCGCGAGCGTCGCACAGACGCGGGGCGCTTTTCATGTGATCTTCAGAATGTGCGCGGCCTCTGGGAAGTAGTCCTGGGCGGCATAAGTGCGAACGTCAAAGCCTGGGCAAGTCTTATTGTTGTTGTATTCCCGGTGCCCTTTGACGGATGTGTAAGCGGGCAGTAATGCGCGCAGATCCAGAATCAGCTGACGCAATGACTGCCATTGATCTGGTGTGAATTGATCGCGGCCAATCAGGCATATTCCAACGGTGTTGAAATTATGACCGGACACATGTGCGCCGGATTCAGTCAGTGGCCGCCCTGACTGAATGATCCCGGTAACTTCAATTACATAGTGATATCCAATGCTTTGCAGATCTTGATTGAATTCTGGCGCAATGCTCATATCACGGGTGAAGCCACGTTCACGATGCCAGCGGTTGATATCTTCCACTGTGTCGCCGCGTCCGTTCGGTACGTCTGCGCAGTGAATGATAATTTCGTTGATATCGGTTAAATCGCGGTGAACGCCCATAAAAAAAGCCCTGTTTAAGTAACAGGGCTATTTTATTAAATCGCGGTTTTTCTGTGGTTTAACTCAAATTAAATGTTCAGAACAGCTGCGGCTGAACTCGTTTCAGGTGGTATTCGCGCTGCTCTTTTAATACGCGGTAAACGTATGGCAGGGCCAGATCATATTTCTGCGCCAGCTGATCTGGCAGCATTCCGCTGTGACTCCAGTCGCGGTATAGCTCAACATCACGGATTGATTTTTTTAGGGCGTCGTTTTTCGGTAAGTAGATATAGCGCCCGCCGCAGTATGTGGACAGATCCAGCAGCAGCGCATGTGAAATGCGTTCTGCTTCTGCTGGTTTATATCCCATCCGTTTCAGTGTGCCCCCATACATGTCAATCAGGGCCACAAGATCGCGCGGCCATTTTCGCCGCGCATCGTCTGAAATATCCGGCAAGTGTTCCAGCAGGGATTCCGACAGCTCATCGTCTCCGAACAGTTCGTGATTTTCTTCGTGAGTCCCCGCCATTGTTGCCCCCTTTACCAGTTGGTATCAGTGAGCCGCTGATGTGCAGCAGCGGCGCTGCTGTATCCTGTTGCGGCTGTTTGTTGCGGTGTGTAGCGCACGCCACGGGCGCGCACGCTGGTCAGAACTTTCTGCAGGTAATTATGATTTTTCAGTGGCCTTACTTCACCTTGCGCGCGCTGCTGCTGCAGCTGTTCGACGGTTTCCTGCAGTGCTGGTGTCAGCCACTGCACAGATTCAATCGCCAGCGTTTCGTTTATCAGTTTAAGGGCGCGATCCATAGCCAGATCCCTTTGAGCGGCGCGGAATAAACCAATGTACGATACCAGGGCAGATCCTGTGGCTGTATCCAGGCTGGCAATTCTGGCCATGACTTCGCGTCCGGCTTCATCCTGCACCAGGTTTTCCAGTCCGATCCGGTTGTGACAGACCGGGCATCTGTTCAGCTGCATTGCTCTGTTCCCAAAATATAGCCCAGCGGGCGCAGGTGTTTACGATTGCCGGTATAGTGCGGCTGCGGTTCCAGATCCAGATTAGGTTCGGAAAAAATCGCGTGCCATGTAATGACGCCATGATCCAGCAGGGCTTGAATGACTTCTGTCTGGCTCATGCAGTTGCCTTGCAGCTCTAATGCCTGCTGCGCATCAGATATGGTTTTTAAATCAGCGTTTAGCGCGGATTTAAATACCCGGTCACGCCATTGCTTCAGGCTTTCCAGGATCTGGTTGCACGCGCGGTGATTATCCAGCCAGTTCAGCGCTTCCAGTGGTTCTTCTTTGTTGCGCAACAGCTGCCCCTGAACCCAGTGCAGCAGGGCAGTATCGCTGCCGTCATCAATGTGGCCACACTGGTGCATGGTGATCCAGATCGCGCGCAGCTTATCAATGCGGGTCTTTGTTACATTGGTGCGGCTTTTGGGTGATCGTGTGCGAACTTTAAAGCCCCGGTCTTTCATAGCTTTAACAACCTGGTGCAGTTGATTGAATGACATTTCACTGCAGCTGTCTTTGCCAGATGCCCCGCGCAGTAATGCGCGGTAGGTATCATCATCAAGGCCCAGCTGCTTTTTGCCGATATGAATCTGGGCAATCAGTTTCGTTGTGTTGCTCATTCTGTTTCATCCTCCGCACTCTTGAACCGCTCTGAGATTAGTTCAATACCCTGCAGTTTCTTAAACTGCCTGACTAGTGACTTTGCCGTGGTAAAGGTTGGATAAAAGTATTCAATGCGATCATCCAGACCAGGCCACGCCTTTTTTGCTCCGCGCTTCCCGTAGATCTTTATAATCTTTTGCTTAAATGCTTCTTTGTGTTTTGCCTGGCTTCTTTTTCGCCAGACTTTCTTAACGATATCCGGCGAATCACCGCTGATTCCAGAATGTTTAAGCTCCACAAGTCCGTTGATAAAGACGACCAGGGCTGTTCTGGATTCAGATACAAAGCCCCGCTTTACAGAAATATTATGGCCATCCAGTTTGAATCTGACCGGGGTAAATCCACTGCGCAGGTGTTCTTCGATATCCTGCCATTGATCGTTATTGATCGGCATTATGATCCCCTTTGGTAATTTCGCGCTTTTTATAGGTTACGATTTTCGGGCGGATAAGCCGCCCGGCTTTTCGCAGATCTGCGGCGCGCTGTTGCACTGCGATATCTGTGCGCGCCAATGCCAGCGCCACCGCCTGAACGCCATCGCTGTAATAATGCTGAATCAGGTATTTTTCTTCGCTGGTTGTCCATGCGCAGCCATGACTTCCGTGCAGCTCATGGTTGAATTTTAAATATCCGGTGGATGTAAACTTATAAGTCATCACACACCTGCCAGATCCAGCGGAATGAGCTGATATTTATCAGTATCCTGAATGCGTTTATAAAAGCGGATGTAAACAGTTGATCCCATCACGTCGATTGATTCTTTCAGCGCTTCCACAGCTTTAAGCCAGTCAGGATCGTTGATATCCAGACGCATCAGGCCCAGCAGCTCGCCCGTTTTCATTTGCCCGCTGCGGTTGGTTCTGAATGCCCGATCAACCAGCGCCTGTACTTTTGTGTCTGCAGTTTCTGTCCAGCGATCCAGACAGATTGCGAACAGTTCCTGGGCGGCTTTCACTTCTTCAGTGAAGCGGATCCGGTCAGCGTATGTGCGCTGAATGCGGTATTCACCGTCATAGCTGGT